GTGATGCATCTTACGCAGCGCCCGATTCACGGCTTCCTTAATCGTGGTGGGATGCAGGATGCCGTGTAGCTCAAAGGTGTCAGTATTGGCCGGTCCCGTGCCCCAGGCATAGGCCGTGGGTACGGTAAAGGTGCCGGTGGCTGGCGCAAACCCATCCTGCTTGACCCGTCGGATATTGCCGGATTCATTGCCACTGGTTGGCAAGATCCACCAGTCGGGATACAGGTCGTCGGACGGCGTATTGCTATCCCCGTAGAACAGGGCGTTGTTCGCCGCGACCAGTGTGGTCGTGCTGCCCCCGGTCGCAGTACCACTGGCAAAGCGCCCCATGCGCTTGCTGACTTCCTGCCGAATCTGCGCGAGGGTCGGCATCTGCCTACTTCAAGTAGTGAGCGCCGACGCTAAACGTGAAGTTCGGGGAGCTGCCGCCAAGGGTGGCAACCACACGCCAATCCCGAGGGATCACGTCACTGACGGTTTCGTTCGACGTTTCCGCAATCCCTGGATACACCGTCAAATCATCAGACCCCGTACCCGTTTTCTGGGCAAACGCGGCCCCCGGAATATCAAAATATCCTCCGGCCACCGGGTCTTTCGCCTGAACTTTCACATCCAGCGTTGGACTCGTACCAGAAGCTGCGGTGATATTCAGATAGAACCGTGCCCCATGAGCATCCAGGTTCTGTTGGTCGTCACTATTCGTGGTGGCCGTTCGTGCAGCCGAGGCCAGCACGGTAACCGGTTTATTACTCATCGTTGTCCCGCTGCATGTCGATCTAGTTCAATTGTCTGGCGCATTCCCATTTGCGCTACCTGTTATGCGTACGCTGGTGGGTGGCCAATCCCCGCTCACTGCGAGCTTCAAACCCACATGTCGGACATCGATGCACCGGTGCGGCGTCCACGACGGGTTCTTCAGTCGTGACGCCAAGGTTGGCCGCATCAATCCGTTGTTGGAGGTGCGCCATTTCTTTTTCGAGTTCTCGCAAATGCTTCCGCTGGCGTGGCCCCAGTACGTCAGGCTTCTGCACCTTGTCGCGACCATCCACAAATTCCCAGATCGTCTTACCGTTACGTCCCGGCACTTCGCGAATCTCACCATCGTGAGGCAACCGGCATCCCCAACCAGGGGTTTCGTCCTTACTGGCTGGCACACGCGGCGCACAGGCCGTGCTTATCCATGATTCCCGCACCATCGAGATCCGTAGCTCCTGGCCGTTCTTGTCCGGTGGATCAATAATCGGCACAAACCGTTCGGTCTGTTGCTTGGGCGGCTGCATCCGCATGGCCGCATCTGGCTGTACCCCAATCGTCACATCCATCCGATCACTCACGCTTCACCATCCTTTACTTCAGCGCCTTGCCACCCGTCGTCTTCAGCAAATTCTTTGCGTGCGTCACGTTCGCCGGGATGAAACTCGTCGTATTTCTGGAAGTGGTCCAGCATGTCTTCGTTCTTCATCCCCGCAATATCGTCGGCTTCAGAGGCGTGCTTGGTAATGGCAATGATGGGCTTGCCGTTGACGCCCTGTCGGCGATGCGCCTTGACCGATCGTCCATCGGTATTCGGCGACCGTGACCAAATGATGAGTCCTGTTTTGAGTGCCATAACAATGCGGTGACGTGGTGAGGTGAGGGCCGTTGCCAGCCCCCACCCCAACCGTTCGTCTCCTATGTCGCGCCCTTCGACAGTACGGAATTCCAATTGGTCCCATCACAGGACAAATAGGCATCCTCGTTCTGCGAAATCGTGACAATGCCAGATCCACCATCGTTGTTGACCGTAATGTCTTCCGAGGCGTCGGCGGCGTTACTGATGTAAACCTCCAACCCCTTGGCTTCAGCCGGTAACACGACTGTGCGCCCTGCGCCCCCAGGATCTAGGGTTTGCGACCAGGCGTCGCCGACGGTCAGGGTTTTACCCCCGGACAGCGTCTCGATGTTCGAGTCGCGATATGTAGGTGCCCCAATACTCATGTGTTAGTTCCCCCTACGCCTTAAATCGTGGTGCCCGAAGGCGTTGCAGCATCGAAGTACATTTCCACGCCCCACTCGTTCTGGTTAATGCCGTGCCCAAAGCGTTGGGTCGCCACAATCTCCCAGCCTCGTAGACGCGGGTTGCGCTCTTTCTCGATCCTCGGCTTTCGCTGATGGACCACCACAAGTGCTCGCTCGTGGAAAATCGCGCCCTTTGCATCATCCGAGCCATCCACACTCAACACGTTGGAGCCGAACAGCTTGATGCCACGAATGGTCGTGACATACGCCGCCTTCAACGCCTGTCGCTGAATGTCGGGTGGCACGCTGGCCAGGTTACTGACCGCTGGCCAACCGATGGTTTCTTCCAACTCGGTGTATTGAAAGGTGTGCAACACGCCGGAAATCTTTCCGAACCGTGGTACACGCTGCGTGCTATTGCCATGCAGCAAGGCATGCGCAGCAAAGACATACGGCACACTCAACTCAGTACCGGCAGATCCCAAGGCGTTCGTGGAGAACGAGTCGAAATTGCCCATGAGCTGAGAGTCGTAGTACTCAGCCATCGCGCCACCCAGTTCTTCGCCAGCCAGTCGGCCAACGTCGTCCTGGGAATCTTCCATTGCGTTATCCGTCACGAGGATAAGCGCCCCGGCCTCACTGGCCGTAAAGGTTGTGCTTGAAGGCGTAAAGGACTGCCCGTCCTGAATTTCAACACCGTCGGTCAAAGACGCGACCGATGCCTGACTCCAGGTCGGAATATCCTTCTGGTTAATGCCCTGCGGCAGTGTGTGATTCCACACCAACGGGAGCATGACCGTCCCCTCACGCACGGTGAGGACCGAGGCAGCAATGGCGTTGTTCGCTAATGCCGAAACATTAGTCGCTCGTGTAATAGCCAATTGATTACCTCACGTAATAGTTAGGCACTGAGGACATCCTCAGTCCCTGGGTTTGTTCCAAACATGTCCCGGTACAGCGTGCGCCCACCGGGTGTTGCCAACAGAGCATCTACGTCAGCGAAATCGTCGTCAGGATCAGCCAACCGCGAGGCCAGGTCGTCAAACGAGGCCACCGCTTCGCCAGGGTCACCCTGGTCGGCTGGTGGCTGTTCCTGTCGAATCGCCTTGGTTGCGGCTTCAGTCCGCGTGGCTTCAGCCGAGGCTTGCCCAGCCGAACGACCAGCGGCCAGTCCCTGTTGATAGACCCACGGGATCAAGGCTGCTCCAGGCATCTGGGGGTTGGCCGCGACAGCTTCGCGGATCGTTTGATCCACGGCCGTGCGGTCCTTCCCTTCAAAGACCGGAAGGCCACGAATTGGGTCTACAAGGTCGGTGCGATACACCGTCGCTGCTGCTTCATTCGCAGCGGCTGTGGGATCGGGTTGCCGCGCTTTCTCGATGTCCGCTCGCACAGCGCGATGGACCGGATCATTCAGATCGGTCGCTTGCTCATACAGTTCGTTCATACGCGCTGTATCAGCTTCAGCCGTGCGTTCGGCCTCGATACGTTGACGCTCTTCCGACACGGCACCGTCGAGACGTTCCTTCCAGGTCCGTCCTTGATCAGCAAGCTTGTCGCTAATCATCTTTTCGACATCAGCAGCCGTGAAGGTGGCGGGTGTCGTTTCTTCTGCTGCCGGGTCCGTTGGTGCGGAATCAGGAGCAGCGTCTATTGGGCTGGAGTCCGACGCTTCAGGGTTCGGTTGTTCAGCAGCTAAGGCATCCGCTTGATCAGGAGCGGCAGCATCAGGAGCTTGAGCGTCGCCGGCGGCAGGGGCTGAAGGGTCAGCAGACGTGGATTCAAGACCCAGGTCATCTGCGGACAATCCCTCGGCTTCTAACCCTTTCGCCAGGTCAGCCGACAATCCAAACTCTTCAGTCGTCGAAGCCTTGGCTTCGTCGCTCATGCGAGTCCTTTCGTGGAGCGATACGACGTGAGATACCCCCAAAGGGGTTATCCAACATTTACTGAAGCACGCGCACAGAAGTTGCGCTATAGGCGGTCAACTACTCGGCGTCGAGAACCAGTCCCTGTAAGATCCGTTGCTCACGCTTGGTCAGCCCTTCAATGGCCCCACGCAGGATCGGGTTGGCGTTCACGTAGGTTGACCGTTCCTTGCGCCCGGTGGCCTTCCAGTTGTTCTTAATGATCTGCCGCACCAGCAGGGCACCTTCGGGATCAATCATGCTGTAGCGGCGCAAGGCAATTTCGCGAGCCGTGCTTTTGTCCATATTGGGAGATACCGACATGATGAATCGCTGGTTGGACAGCACATCGTCCCTGGCCTTCGCCGCCTTGTCCGACGTCCGAGGATCGCCAAATTGCGGGTACACCATGATGTTCCGGTAATTGCGATACAGGGCCG